GTTATAAATTAACAGTAGACAAGAATTGTTATTATATATCGTTCAATAAGAATGCAGACAATAAGGTATATCAGAAGATAGAAAGCAAAGAAATTAATCAGAAGGAAAAGAAATTCTATTATCCTGTTTCTAAATTTGTATACGATATAGAAACGGAAAATCACGATTTTGTTGGTGGGCTTGGATTTATCAGGTATCATAATTCTACCCATTTGGATTGGAGGGCTAAAACTGGCTGAGTTAATTGGCTTTACAATTCAAGATGGTATTAAAGGTAATATAGATGAACCTATACTTACATTAGAAGACGCTAAAAAGGTTCAGGAAAAAGATATATGGAAGATTGATTGGAAGAATGGTAAGTTTAAGTTAAGGAAAACTGCTGATGGTAAGGTTCGTGCTACTTCTTTATGGGCTACACCTAAAGAACCTGAACCAGAGGAATGGTTTGATTTTGAAGGCGTAGTTCCTTCACAATCAGAAAGCAAAGAAATACTACCTGGTTCTAGAGTTAACTATCCTGGAGTATTTCTAATCATAGATAAAGGTAAAGTAGAATATGGATTTTCTAAAGATTATATGCTTGAAGTATTTCTTGACGGTAAACTTAAAGGAAAACATATCTTCAGGCAATTAGGTATAGAAGAATTAAGAAAAGTAATGAATGGTAAAGAAATTACAGATGATGATTTAATTGTATTTTATAAAGCTACAAAGAACATATTACCACCTTATGATAAAGAAGAAGCTGAAAATCCTTCAACATTTACCTGGCTATTTATACAGTCTACAGACCAGACACCATATGTGCTTGGTGAAGCAGTGCGTAAAAATCTTTTACCACCTTTAGGCTATTCTGCATTACCAAAAGAAATTAGGAAGAAGATACCAGATGAATATAAATACTGGTTAGAAAAAGATAGAAAAAAGGCAATACAAATGCGTAATGCTATTTTGGAATTGGATTTAATAACCAAGAATACTGGTAAATTCTTCTTACATAGAAGATACTGGTTAGACCCGCAGCATAAGATAAATAGATTTGGACCGACAGAAGAAGTGTATGATTTAACTATTCTAGATGGTAATAAGTTAGTGCATTATTCTATATCAGAAGACCCAGCAGATAGTTTTGGATTTGCTGGATATAAAACTGATATAGATAAGAAGATTATTGATATCAAAGAACAGACTAAAATAGAACCAAAGACAATGCTAAATCCATCTAAAAATACACCTTGCTGGATAGAATTGATAGATAGTGGTAATTGTGAGATATATCAAAATTCTCCTGAATTTCTAAAAGTAAAATTTAAAGGTAAGGTATTGAATGGTTTATATACTGCAAAGAAAGAAGAAAATACTGCGTTTTGGCTATTCGAAACGTCTAAAACACCAGCTGATACAGTTTTACCTATAATGAAATCAGATACCTTCCGTGGTATAGTTACTGGACCTGTATTGATACCTGATAGAGTAGATAGACAGGGTCATATAATTACTAAAGAAGAAATTGAAAAAGCTATGTTCGATTTTATGCGCAATTCAAGGAATATAGGTTTTATGCACCAGAATGAATATGTAAACGACGAAGTTACTATTCTTGAATGTGCAATACAAAAAGGCGATTACAGATTAGATAATGGAAGAGTTATACCAGACGGAACTTGGTATCTTACAATAGAAGAAAAAAATCCTATTCGCAAAGAGCTGATTAAGCAAGGCAAGATAAGAGGCTTTTCTATCAGAGCATTTGGACGTATGAAGGTCATCGAATGGAGATAGTAGTCGTGGTCCGCTATTGTAATAGAGGAGTTGCATTATGAGTGAGATGAGTGACAAAGTAGGTCTGTTGTTCGATTTACATATGTTGGAAGTCTCCGAGGTAGACGAGCCTGCTATCGGAGAAGAATTCTATATAGTCAAAAGAGAGGGAAGTATGGAAGATTTAATATCAGATGAAGTTTTAACAGAAGTCGAGAAGAAGCTAGGCAAAGACGCCAGAGAATCAATTAAACAAGCAATAAATATTTTACAGCCATTATATAAAGACGCACCAGACGATATAAAGAAAGCCATAGAGACTTTAGCTGGTTTCATAGGTGTATCTATTAATGATAAGTATCCTTATCCAGAAGTAGAGAAAGAAATTACTAAGAATTTAGAATCTAAGATGAATACAGTATTAAGGTTACTTGAAAGGCTTGCTGAAGAACTAGAGAAATTAAAGGCTGATATCAATGCCGAGAAAGAGAAGAAGATGGAAGTTAAGAAAGATGTAGAAGTTAAGACCGAAGAAGTTAAAAAGTCAGAGGAAGAATTACCTCCTGAAAAGATTGATGAATTGTTGAATTTGATGAAAGAAAAAGTTGAAGAGAGAAATGCAATTGTTAGTGGTTTGAAAAAACTTATAGAGGAGAGACAATAATGAGTGAAGTAATGCAGAAGTTTGAAAGTTTAGTAGAAGTATTAAAGAATGACAGAACCAGTGAGCTAGCCGACTTAATAAGGGCTTCTTTCAATGAAGCAAAGAAAGAACCAGAGAAATTCACCTATGAATTCAATAACCCTGCTATTGATGAGGCTAATGATAATTTATATCTATTATCTAAAATACTGAGGAAAGAACCTACACAGTTGAAATACTATGAAAATGTATATAGTAAGCTAATATCTAAGGCATTCTCAGCTGGGACTACAGGTTTAGGTAGAGAATTTGTTCCGCAGGAACTATCTACTAGAATTCTTGAAATATATGAGCAGGAATTAAGAGTCGCAAAGCTTTTCGAGACAATAAATATGCCATCTAATCCATACCTAATGCCAGTTATGCTAAATGACCCTATGGCTATCTATAGGACTGAAGGTACAGGTGCACTTAACGATAATGCTACAGGCACAATTACCGCTGCATTAACGTTTACCGCTAAAACATTCTTATATTTTACAAGGATAACAGATGAAGCTACTGAGGATTTGATAGCACCAGCGCTTCCTGCTATTAAAAGATATATAGCACAGTCACTTGCTAGGGCATTAGAGACTACGATAATTAATGGTGATACTACTGCTGATACACATATGGATGCTGATGTGACTGGTACAACAGATGCTAGAAAGGCATTTAAGGGATTAAGGAAATATGCTAAAGCTGGTAGCCTGGAGATAAGTGCTGCTGACCTTTCAGATAAATCAAAAGCATTAGGTGTAATCAGAAGTATGAGATTAAAGATGAAGAGATTTGGACAGAATCCTAATAATCTTGCACTCATAGTATCTAATAGTGCATTTGTTAAACTATTAAATACTGACCAGGTAGTTACATATGATAAATTTGGACCTAATGCTACTGTAGATACTGGTGTTCTTGAAAGAATAGACGGAATTCCTATCATAGTAAGTGAATTTGTAAGAGAAGACCTAGCAACAACTGGAGTGTATACAACAAATGGTTTGACAAATACAGAGATACTTATGGTTTATACTCCAGCATTCTTGATTGGTCAGAGAGGTAGTGTAAAAGTAGAAGAAGCAAGAGATGTTTCTACAACATCTAATATGCTTGTCACTTCTATGCGTAATGACTTTGAGCCTATGCTCACACCGTCTGTTACTTATCCAGTTGTAGTTGCTGGTATCTCTATAGCGGTATAATCAGTGGGAGGCTTTTGCCTCCCACTACCTAAAAATGAGATATATCAATTTAACAGAACTAGAGAGTTTTATAGGTTCTAATAATGCACAGCTGGAATTTTTAGGAAATTCAGCTGAATCTATTATTCTTAAGCAATTAGACTGGACATTTATACCAGCTAAAGAGGTTACTGTCCAATCAGTAGATGCACTTATAACACTTCCTGACCAGTATCTGTCTGAAATTACATATTTATATCTGAATGGCACGGAATTAGATATATCGGGACTTACATATAATTTAGTTAATGGAACTATTAATGTAGATATAGATAGCACTTATCTTATTAGATATTTAATTACTAAAGAAGTAAGTGTTGCTTCTGTAGACTTAGTAATAACATTACTAGACCAGAATTTAACAGAGATAACATATCTAGCAAAAGACGGTGTAGAAATAGAAAATTATACATTTGATTTAATTAATGGCACTATAACAGTTACTGAAGACGGAACATATACTGTTAGATATACACTTACAAAAGAAGTTTCTATTAATTCTATAAATGGAATTATAACACTTGCTGACCAGAATATAACAGAATTAGAATATGTATACAGACAAGGCATAGAACTTGATATAGAAGATTTCACATATAACTTAACTGATGGCACTATCATAGTAAATATAGACGGAATATATACTGTAAGATATATACCTACTATTGAATTTAAAGAAATACACACGATTAATTCAAGATACTTCAATCCAAAACATTATCCTATAAAATATGTAATAAGTGTTATGGATACTATTAGAAATGTAGAATTAGTAGATTTTGATATTATAGACGAACAGGTTATAGCATTCTATTCTGGTATATCCATACCCGTAAGATTAGAAATAGTATATCGTTCTGGAATAGGATTAAAAGAAGATATTAAATATGCAATTATGATAACTGTTAAATCTTGGTTCAGGAATTATCAGGAAAATCTAAGCAATATATCTAGCTATGCAATAGGTGATGAAAGAGTTACATTCTCTAAAGATATGCATAGTCTACCTATGGAAGCAAGAGAAATTATAAATGAATATAAGAATAAAAGATTAAGCTGGTATGGGAGCGTTTTATAGTGATTGGGCCACTGCAAGAGTTCAAGGTATATTCCAAGATTCTAACTTCTGACGGATTAGGTTCATATACTACTGAATATGTTTTTGTTAAAACAGCTAAAGGTGTAATATCTAATCCTTCAAGTAAAGTTAAGGCACTAGCTAATACTCCTTCACTAATAGGAAGATATGTTATCTATACAGACGATATAGATATAAAACCTGACAATATCATAAATATCGGTGATAAGTATTTTAAAATTATAGGATATCGGAATCCTAATTTTAGAAACCACCACTTAGAGATTACTGTTGACGACGCAACAGATATAATCAATATTAAACAATGAAACTAGAATTTAAAATTAAATCCGATATAGATAAAATGGCTATTAAACAAGCTATTTATCAATTTGGGAAAGATGTAGTTAAAGAAACGTCTGAAGTAATTGTAAATGAATCTAAAAATTACTTAACTGAAACCGATAGAGTGCATACAGACCCAGATAGCCTCTTTGCTAACTTTGTTGTTGAAGAACCAGTTATTACAGATAATGCTATCATTGGTAAAGTATGGAATCATTCTCCACACGCAGGTGTTCAAGAATTTGGACGTAGTAGACCATATCCATTAACAATTACAGAAGAATTACAACAGAAATATGAATGGGCAAAGAAGTTTGAGATTGGAGCTATAGTATGGACTTATATGAAAGCACCTACAATTCCTCCTGGAGTAGAAGTGATAAACAAAGAACGAAAGAGAGGTGCGCATCCATTTATGGCAGTTGGTTTAATAAGAGCATATAAATGGCTTCAGAGGACATATTGTCAACAAAGATAAATACTGTTTTAACTAAAATATATTCTAAATTATCTACTTCACTACAGAATGTTAATGGCGTATATCTTGAATATGTTCCAGATGTATTTCAGTATCCTATAGTGATTATTACACATCTTCAAACATTGCCTTCTGGTTATCTACCTGCCAAGACTTCTGCTACACTAGAGGAACACCATATCAGTATAGCAGTTTATTCTAATGACTCCTCTGCTACAATAGCGTTAGGAATTGGGGCACAGATTATTAATCTGCTAGACGAGCAAAATCTAGATGCCTCAATGATACAGTTGACTAGATATTACACACAGTTGATAAGAGATGATACAGAGTGGATTTATACTTTGAGATACAAGGTTGTAACTTATTAGTTTGGAGGTAATATAAAAATGGCTGTATTTAGTGGAAATAAGGGAATGGTTTATTCTGGTGCAACACAAGTTGCTAATGTAACTAACTGGTCTCTGACTGTAGAAGCAGATAATCTTGATTCAAGTGCAATGGGAACAGAATGGAGAACCTTTCTTACTGGCATAAAGCAGTGGTCTGGAACTATAGATGCACATTGGGATTTGACAGATACTGCACAAAAGGCATTATTTGATGCATTGACTGGCTCTACAATGGTTACATTAAAACTATATGTTGATTCTACTAGAAATTTCTCCGGAGCTGCTATGATTACATCTGCTGATACTACTGTTCCATTCGATGGAATAGAAACTATTACATTTAATTACCAGGGTAATGGAGCATTGACAAGGTCAGTCTAATTAAGTATATGGGGAGGGATAAAAATCCCTCCCCAGACCTGGAGGGGAATGTTGGAAGAAAATATTTTTAAAATGTATAAGAATAAAGAAGAGAGAGAAGATGTCAAAGGACAAATATATATTAAAAATGGAGAACCCAAATATCTTGGAAATATTCCTACAGTTTATATAGAAGAAGCCAGGCATTTGTATAAAATAGGCTATCCTGATTTAAAATATATGAATAGATATTCTAACATACAAATATTTTATAAAGATAGGCTAATTACACCACTTAAGGTGTATGCCAGTGGATATTTTACTTTAACAGAACGGTATCCTAGAATTACAGTTAATTTTACTTATTATCCAGTAAAGTTATGGGGTGATATTCTTGAATTAGATATACACAGATATTCTATATCCACTGATGATAGGATTCCAATATATACATTTGAGTTTGAGGTATTTAAGGCAAAGTTACAGGAAACTGTAAATATAGAAGAACTTGAGAGTGTTATGTTGACTATTAAGAAAAATAATTTTAGGCTCTGGTGCGAATGTCTCAAAAAAGAGACAGTTTTTGAAAGCATAGAAGAGCCACTATTTATCAGGGAGGTTTAAAAGTATGGCGGAACTAGCAGTAACATTTGGTGTTCCAATAGGAGAAATGAAAATTGGTGAGCAGACTTATACATTATACAGACTAAAGTTAATAGATTATGCATATCTGGAACAAACTTATAATAAGCCAATCTCCGATATCCTATCAGACCCAAACATTTCTAGGAGTATCAGCATAATTCTAGATGTATTAACATTATCTATTCGTAAAGGCGATTCTACAGTTACTAAGGAATTTTTAGGTGAGGCAATTGACCCTGGTGACCCAGAATTCCAGAGGTGTGTTCAGGAATTACTTCCAAAGATATTTGGGAGTGAGGCTCAGGGGGGAGAGTTGAAAAAGGGGGGTCAAAAAAACAAGTAACTTCTGAGGCTATATATTCTATGATATGTAGTATTGCTTATTATTATCATTATACATTAGAAGAGATTGGAAATCTTGATTTAGTTCAATGCAATATTCTACTTGATTTTGTAAAAGATTTGAATTCTAAAGATAAACGTGGTTTCAAGTTTTCTTCAAGCCCCAAATTTGGGAGGTTCTAAATGCCAGAAGCTGGCGGTGCACCTGCTGGCGGATTAAATGCTGGTTCTATATATGTAGATGTAAGGCTAGATACTTCTGAAGTAGAAAAAGACCTTCAGAAGCTATCTAGCCTATTAGATTCATTTGCCAAAAAGGCTATACCTATCGATATTACTAAGAGTATTTCAGAACAACTGGAAAAATTAACTAAAGGTATTAAAATCCCAGTTGAACTAGAGATTACAAATACTAATATTCTAGATGAATTATCAAAGAAGAAAATAACTGTTCCTGTAACACTTGAAACAAAAGAAGTGCAGAAACAGATATCCGAAGCCACCACTGGTAAAACAAAAGTTTCTACTGGTAAAGCAGAACCTTCTGGAATAGGAATAGCACCACCAGGAATTACTCCTGACTTATCTGCACAGTTTAAAGATATTTTAACACCGGGTCCACCATCACAATATAAAGAAATTCTTAGTAATATAAAGAATACCACTGAAACAGGAATAACACGATTTATTGATAAATCCTTTGAGCAAGTGTTAAATGAAATTAACACACTATCTCTTGGACAAATTGGAATTGGAAATATACAAAGATATTTTAAAGGTATTACTGGTAAAGATTTATTTGAATCATTAAATCTTGAAAAGAATTTAAATTTACAAGATAGACTTACTTTATATTTTAATGAAATTGCTAAATCTTTAAATCTTAATATGCGTAGTGTTTTAAGCAGAAAACAATGGAAAGAATTAACCCCTCAAATAGAAAATGCATTAAAATCTATACAGCCACCTGGCGAAGATATTACAGAATTTACAAAGACTTTTAGTGAAACACTAAATAAGGTTGGATATGAAGTATTCCGAAGATATAAAGGTAATTTCAAAAAATATACTTCTGATATTAAAGAATTCACAAAAATAGAACCAAAGATAGAACCAACTATAGAAATAAAGAAACCAATAGAACAGGTTGCAGAAGTTACACAGCAAAGTATAGGAAATGAGACAAAGAAATTAGCTGAGAATATTGGTGATATTTTAGGCATAGAATCCAAAGAAGTAGAAAAGATAATGCAAAGTATAGAACCAGCAGTTAAAGACGTTCAGCCAGCAGCAGAAAATCTTGCTAATCAAACTGTTCAAATGACTAATGAAGTAGGCAAGGTATTAGAATCTAATGCAAAAGACATTCAAGAAACTGGTAAAAATGTAAGTAAAAGGGCTAAAAAAGGATTTAAAGAAAATGAAATAATACCAACTGCTGGCGGAGGTAAAGGAACTGCTCCTCCTTACAATGCCAATGATTTAGTAGATATGTTGTTTGGAGAAAAAAATCTACCT